TTGATTGACAGAAAGTTAACAACAATCGAAAAGATTGCAAAGTTTTTTGGTGCCAAAATCAAAGAAAAGGATTGGTCATTTCTAAATGGAACAAGAAGGGTTGTTATTGAGGAAAGCTCAGGAACACAATTCCATGATCCAACAATTCGTGATAAAGCATTCAACCTATTTAAAGACAACCTGAGAAAAGGTGAAACGGTATATTTTGAAATTGTTGGATATGAGTCACTTGGCAGACCAATTATGGGTATGGTGGATACAACAAAAATTGGTGACAAAAACTTCACCAAGTTGTATTCAAATGCTGGTGATAATAAACACATGATTTTCAAGTATGGTTGTGCTGACGGTCAATCAGACGTATTTGTTTACCGTATGACAATGACAAATGAAGATGGTAAAATGGTTGACTACTCATGGGATGACGTTAAAAGACGTTGTTCTGAAATCGGTGTTAAACACTCACCAGAACTTGACCGTTTTACGGTAAATGAATTTAAATTAAGACATAACATCACTGATGACCGTGATTTTAATGACAAATTCATTGAATATGTTAACCAAGTTTCAGATGGTGTCGACCCAACTGACTCAACACACTGGTCAGAAGGTTCATGTATCAGACTTGAATCAGGCCTTGCTGTTAGGATCTTCAAACATAAGAACTTCAACTTCAAAGTGTTAGAAGGAATTATTAAGGATTCTGGGTTTATTGACGAAGAGGAAGCACAATCTGAAGTCATAAATTAACAAAAAAAATATGTAATAATTGGAGTTCCTTTACTAATTATATATAGTAGGGGAATTCCTATTTTTATATATAATAAGACATATTTTATATTTGTTAATATGAGTAAAAGTAAGCAAGAAGATTTAGATATTGAAGAGCCTTCCAGGGAAATTGTGTTATTTGGTGACATTGATAAGGAAATTGTTGCTGAAGCTGCTAATCTCATATTAATAATTAATGAATATGATACAAAAATGGAGAAGGCTGATTCTAAATATGAGAGAATGCCGATAAATTTCCATTTATGTAGTGAGGGTGGTGATGTAGCTGCTGGTGGTGCAATTATTGGGGTAATAGAGTCATCTAAAACCCCTGTTCATATTTGGTGTTATGGTTCTATTATGTCAATAGCTTTGAATATTGCTGTATCAGGACATTATGTAAAAGCGCATAGGATGTGTAGATTTATGTATCATGAAACAAGTCTTATCGGAGAGATAAACTCTACCTTGACTACTATGAGTAGTGACCTGAAGGAAAACATGGCATTGGATCAATTATATGATGACCATTTGATTGAGAGAACCAAGTTGAGCAGAAGAAAGATGACTTTAGCAAAGAAGATGAAGACAGATTGGTACTTTGGAGCTGATGAGGCATTGAGGTATGGAATAATTAACGAAATTTTCTAAAAAAATTTGGTTGTTAATTATTTAATGCTTATTTTTGTAAAAAATTATAAGCGATGACAGATGTATTAAATCTGGTTAACCCTACAAATAGTATAAAATATGAAATTAGCCGTTTCCCAGACGGTCAGCAGTCATTAAGACTGATAGAAGAAAATATACATACATTCTACGGTATTACAAATCAAACAATACCTATCAAAATTAAATCCAGATTGAATAATTTTCAGGATCTGGAACTTATTATTTGTGCCACACAAGCTCTTCGTGGTATAGGTGTAAAATCAATTGAATTATACATTCCATATTGTATGGGTGCCAGAAGTGACAGAAAGTTCATGGAAGGTGGTATTAATTACGTTAAACACGTTATTGCTCCTATTATCAATTCTCAAAATTACGAGTCCGTTACTGTGGTTGATCCTCATTCAGATGTGCTTGAGGCATGTATAAATAACTTCAAAAAAATTGATAACACTGAGTTGGCACGTTTTGCTTTATCTGATTATCTCAGAACGCAAATCCAGGATGGAAAATTTACCGATGGGGATAAAATAGCTCTAAATTATGACAATGTTCGTTTTATATCTCCTGATGCTGGTGCTTTGAAAAAAGTATTTCATGTGGCAGAAGCTTTGAAATACAAAAATGAGGTAATCATTGCTTCAAAACATCGTAATCTTGATACTGGTAAGATTGATTACACAAATGTTCACATGTCAGTAACAGATGCTGACAAAGATTTCTTTATTTTTGATGATATTTGTGATGGTGGTAGAACGTTTATTGAAATTGCAAAAACAATCCAAGAACGTAGAAATTTATCAAGTTCGGTACAACCAAAAGATTACGGCAATATTTACTTGGTGGTAACACATGGTATATTTAGTGCTGGTTTATCTGAACTAAGTAAATACTTTACAAAAATCTATTGCACGAATAGTGTTAAAGATAAAGCTGATATCAATTTTTCAGATATTACCATTAAAGAAGATTTCATTCAACAATTAAATGTTTTTTAAAAATGGGTTGCGATATTCATATGTACGTTGAGTACACTAATAGAGAAAAATATAATAAATACAATCAGGATATAAAATACTCATCACCTGAAGAAATCAAAAATATTCAGAAACCATATTGGTATTCTTTCGGTGGTAAATTCAACCCTGGTAGAAATTATGCTATGTTTGGTATTTTATGTGATGGTGTTAGATGTTCTTTTGCAGAATCATTTTCAGCTAAGGGTTTACCACCTTTGGATGAACTTGGTTTTTATTCAAAGATTGATGCGTATATGTATATTACCGAAGATGGTAAAGGTGAAAATGAATGTACTCTTGAACAGGCCGAAAGATGGGGTAATGAAATTATTAAAGATAATTTTGGTAAAACAAGATATACATCACAACCAGATTGGCATTCATTTTCTTGGCTTACAACTCAGGAATTTGCGAAGGCAATCAAAATCCATGATAAATTGGATACTTTTAATATTGCTATTGAATATCGTGCTATTCTTGCCGCAATGAAGATGCTTGAGAAGGGCAATAATATTGCCAGAATAGTTTTTTGGTTTGATAATTAATTTATGAATAAATTGGAAACAAAATCTTTGGTTGTTAAACAATCAACCATACCTAATGCTGGTAATGGTTTATTTGCCAAAAGATTTTTTAAGAAAGATAGTATAATTGGATACTTCAAAGGTAATATAATATCGAATGAGGAAGTTAATTCTATAAACGATTCTGGACATATTAAAAGATATTATTTAGTTGAACTTGATGATTATAAAACATTGGATACATATGATTATCAATCACCTGTAATTTATGCAAATGATGCTGAAGGGTTGACCAAAATTGATGGATTTGCAAATAATTCTTCTATTGGTATAACAAAAAATAGAAGTAGAGCATATATTTACGCAACAAAAGATATACCTGTTGGTTCAGAAATATTCTTAGAATATGGAGAAGATTATTGGTTAAATTTATAAAAACATAAAATATGAAAACACTTTTATTTATTCCCTTGTTGTTTATAACAATATTATGTTATTCACAATCAAAACTTGCCGTTCCAAATGCATTTACACCAAATAATGATAATGTGAATGATAGATTCAAAATCGTGAATTTAACATCAGAGAAAATATTAGATTTCTGCGTGTTTAACCGTTCTGGTAGATTGATATATCGATCAACAGATAATTCTGGTTGGGATGGCTCCTATAATGGTATTCTTCAAGATATGGGTTCATATTACTATCAAATCCGATATACATCTAATGATAGTTTATATATGTTAAAAGGTAATGTAATTCTAATACGATAAATAAAAATATAACGATAATATATCAAAGTCCTTTATGATGGAAGAAAATATAAAATTTGGTGGCGGTTCATGGACATGCAAAAATGTGGTATGACTATATATAGTTCGAGCATAATTCACGATTGTAAACCTTTATTTAAAAATGAAAATATGGAAACATTTAATTATGAGTATGATCCTAATATGGAAAGATACATTTCAAGATTAGTTAAGGAATGGAAGGAACATAAAAAAATTATTTTATGCGTTGACTTTGACGATCAAGGGTAGAATTTTGTCCTTTTCCCATATATTTATTGTTATGAAAGCAATATATGGAATAGTAAACAAAATCAACGGTCATAAATATGTGGGATCGGCTGTAAACTTTTATAAACGTAAAACAATACATTTACGACAATTAAAAAAAGAAATACACCATTCCGACTATCTGCAAAGAGCCTGGACTAAATATGGTGAGGATAATTTTGAATTTATCATACTTGAAAAGGTCGATAAAAAAGAGGATTTATTGATTCGTGAACAATGGTGGATCGATAACTCAAACAGCGAATATAATGTTTGTAAAGTTGCTGGCAGTTCGTTAGGCGTTAAACGTAGTGATGAAACAAAGGAAAAATGTCGATTG